GCAACAAAGCAAGAAACTGCTAAAAACATGGTTACAAAGGTAAAATTTATGTATGAAAATTTACCTTCATGGCTTAAAGTAGACGCAGTTGAAAATAATAAATTAAATTTACGACTTTCAAATGGGTCTCAAATTAAAGCTACATCAGCAAGTAGTGATGCAGGTAGATCAGAAGCAGTATCCTTACTATTAATTGATGAGGCAGCATTTATTGATAATATTGGTGAGATATGGGCCTCAGCTCAACAAACACTAGCAACTGGAGGTGGTTGTATTGCTTTAAGCACCCCCTATGGTACAGGTAATTGGTTCCACCAAACCTGGACAAGAGCGGAAGCAGCGGAAAATGATTTTTTACCTATTAAATTACCTTGGTATGTCCATCCCGAAAGAGATGAATCATGGAGAAAAAGACAAGATGAATTATTAGGTGATCCTAGAATGGCGGCCCAAGAATGTGATTGTGATTTTAGCACTTCAGGTGACATTGTTTTTTACCCTGAATATATAGATTTTTATGAAAAAACATATGTAAAAGATCCTATGGAGAGGCGAGGTGCGGATCAAAATTTATGGGTTTGGGAAGTAGCAGATTATTCAAGAACCTATGTTGTTGTAGCTGATGTATCAAGGGGTGATGGTAAAGACTACTCAGCTTTTCATGTTATTGATACTGAAAATAATGTTCAAGTAGCAGAATATAAAGGACAAATAGGTACTAAAGAATATGGTCATTTGTTAGTAGGAATAGCCACAGAATATAATGAAGCTTTACTTGTAGTAGAAAATGCAAATATAGGATGGGCTACTATACAAACGGTAATAGATCGACAATATCAAAACCTTTATTATTCTCAAAAAACAGATCAGCCAAATGTAAATTCTTATTTCGATAAATATCAAGATCATTCTAAAATGGTTCCTGGTTTTACTATGTCATCAAGAACACGCCCCATGGTAATAGGAAAATTTCAGGAGTATTTAAGTGATAAAGGTGTAACTATTCAATCTAAAAGATTAATAGAAGAAATGAAAACTTTTATTTGGAGAAATGGCAGACCAGAAGCTCAATCGGGTTATAATGATGATTTAGTTATGTCTTTTGGTATTGCAATGTATATTAGAGATACCGCTTTAAAATTTAGACAAAGAGGTATTGATATTACAAAACAGGCATTAAATAACATGCATGTTAATAGAACCCCATATCAGGGTAGTTATGGGGCTATGCAAAGTCAATCAAATCCCTGGCAAATTAAAACTAAAGATGGCAACGAGGATATAAGTTGGCTTTTATAATAATATTTATAACAATAATAACATACTATGGCAAATACAAGTGTATTTTCAAGATTAAAAAGATTATTTTCAACTGATGTAGTAATTAGAAACGTTGGTGGTAATCAAGTAAAAACTGTTGACTCAGGTCATATTCAAGCAAGTGGTGAGTATGAAACTAATTCATTAATAGATAGATTTAATAGAGTTTATTCTACAATGCCTACATCTCTATATGGGGCACAATTTAATTTAAATTATCAATATTTAAGGACTCAACTATATTCGGAGTATGATGTAATGGACCAAGATGCTATTATTGCTTCTGCCCTAGATATAGTAGCCGATGAATGTACACTTAAAAATGATATGGGTGAAGTGCTTCAAATTAGAAGTTCTAATGAAGACATTCAAAAAATATTATATAATTTATTTTATGATGTTTTAAATATAGAATTTAATGCTTGGATGTGGACAAGGCAAATGTGTAAATATGGAGATTTCTTTATGAAATTAGAAATTGCTGAAAAATTTGGTGTTTATAATGTAATACCTTACACAGCTTACCACATTGAAAGAATAGAAGGATCTAACCCAGAAAATCCTGCTGAAGTAAAATATAAATGGAACCCAGATGGTTTTGCTGGTAGTTCTTATGGGTATTATAATGTACCTAATCAAAATATAGAATCGGGCCCAGATGATAAAGGAGCTATTATATATGATAATTATGAAATGGCTCACTTTAGAATGGTTGGTGATGTTAATTACTTACCTTATGGTAGAGCGTATATTGAACCCGCTAGAAAACTATTTAAACAATATACATTAATGGAAGACGCGATGTTAATTCATAGAATTGCCCGCGCACCAGAAAAACGTATTCATTATATAAACGTAGGATCTATTCCACCAAATGAGGTAGATGCATTTATGCAAAAAACTATCTCAAATATGAAACGTACCCCTTATATTGACCAAAAAACAGGTGAATATAATTTAAAGTACAACATGCAAAACATGATGGAAGATTTCTATATCCCCGTACGTGGAAATGATACATCAACTCGTATTGATACTACTAAAGGATTAGATTATGATGGTATTAGAGATGTAGAATATTTAAGGGAAAAATTATTTGCTGCTCTTAAAGTACCAAAAGCATTTATGGGTTATGAGGCTGATATCGAAGGTAAAGCTACATTAGCTGCTGAGGATATTAGATTCGCCCGTACAGTTGAACGTATTCAACGTATCATGTTATCAGAATTAAATAAAATTGCTTTAGTTCACTTATATACTCAAGGGTATACAGATGAAAGCTTAACTAATTTTGAAATTACATTAACTACTCCATCTATTATATTTGAACAAGAAAAGGTTGAATTACTAAAATCTAAAGCAGAATTATCTGCGGCATTGCTAGAACAAAAAATTGTTCCCACTGATTGGATTTATGATAATATCTACAATTTAAGTGAAGATTCATTTGATGAATATAGAGATTTAGTTAGACAAGATGCTAAACGTAGTTTTAGATTAAACCAAATCCAAGAAGAAGGAAATGACCCAATTGAAACAGGCAAATCATATGGTACACCCCATGATTTAGCTTCTTTATATGGTAAAGGAAGATCATATTCCGACCCTGGTAACGTTCCTGATGGTTACAATAAAGATTCTGAATTAGGACGCCCACAAGATTCTATCTCTAAAATAGGAACACAAGATAGTAATTTTGGAAAAGATCGTTTAGGTGTTAAACGTATGAAAGATACCGATAAAAATGATTCTAATAATAGTAGAACTGATACAAACCGCAATGCTTTAACTTTAGAGACAGCACAAAGTGTTTATCTACAGAATAAAGATATGTTTAAGAAAATACCAAAAAAGCGTTTAGTATTTGAAGAAGACCAAAAAGGTGAATCTTTATTGGATGAAAAACAATTAAAGGAGTAGTATCCTCCACATATTTATAAATAAATATATTTTTTGATGAAGATTAAACACTCAAAGTACAAAAATACAGGTATCCTGTTTGAGCTATTAGTTAGACAAGCTACAGCTGATACTTTAAAAGGTACTGATTCTCCGGCTATTAATTTAATTAAAAAGTATTTTGTTAAGAGCGAATTAGGCCGTGAATATAAACTGTACGAATCGGTTATAAAATCTAAGGTTTTAAATGAAGGTAGAGCTAATGTAGTTATCAGTACTATTTTAGAAACCTCTCAAAAATTTAATCGTACCTCTTTAAGAAAACAAAAATATAATTTAATTTCCGAGATTAAAACTAAATATAATTTAGATGAGTTTTTTGGAACTAATATTAAAAATTATAAAGAATTAGCTTCTTTATATACTTTAATTGAGGGGTATAATACTAAGGATATAACCGATACTGACCAATTAGTAAATAATAAAGTAAATCTTTTAGAATATTTAACTAAACAAAATGTTAAGACTAAAGAAGTAAAAGAAGATGTACTTAAAGAATTTCAAACGTACGATAAAGATTTAAGAATATTAACTTATCAAGTACTTCTTGAAAAGTTTAATAGTAAATACCAAGATTTATCTAATGAACAAAAGCAAGTTCTTAAGGAATTTATTAATGCTATAGATTCAACTCCTAGTTTAAGGGAATTTTATAATACTAAAATTGAAGAATTAAAATCTTCCCTAAATAAAGAAGCAAAAAGTATTAAAGATAGAGCTACCCAAGTAAAAGTACAAGAAATCTCAAAACTTCTTACTGAATTAGATAAAAATAATAAAGTGTCAAATGATAATTTAGTTGATTTGTTACAATATTATGAGCTAATTAAAGAGATTAAGGTAGCAAATGGCAAACTATAAATATAAATTAAAAGAAGAACCGTTTAAGGTAGGGGATACTAAAACAGATAAAGGTATTAAAACCACTGTTAAAGGTATTGACCCTGAAACCGGTGCTATTAGTTGGGATGTTAATTACGTCCCAGCATTTGATTCTGTATTTAAAGAATTTGATGAATTGAGGCAGGCTATTGCACAATTAGATCAAAAAACCGATGATAAAGTAGTAGACGATATAGCTGCTAAAATAAAAGCAGAATTTAATCGTTACCGTACTCACATTAGAAAAAATTACCCTGATTTTTATAAAAAAGTTGCCAATGAAGCATCAATGACCAATTCAGGTGGTGCTACATTTACTCCTGGAACTGGTGCTCAATATGCAACACCAAAAGCATTTAGTAAAAAAGGAAAAAAACAAAATGGTGCGACTAAATATATTTTAAAGAAATTTGGATATAAATTAGCACCATCTGTACCTAACAGACCATCAAAAGCTATAACTTATAAGCAAGTTATGGAAAAGGATAATATGTATAAGTATAAATTAACTGAAGCTGAAAACAATGTTGAAATATTTCAACAACAACGTATTCAGGATTTTGATGAATTAGAAAAAAGATTAGATACTTTGCGTAAAAAACTACGACAAGGTAAATTATCTACCCAAAAATACTATAGAGAAAACCCAAAAAGTTATTCTGTAGTTTATGGAACAGATATGATAAATGATTATTTTAACGATATAGAAGAATTACTCACACAAGACCAATAACATGAAAACTCTACAAGAACAGTACAACTTAATCCAAGAAGGAAAGGGAAGTAAAAATATTTTCCTTAAAGAGGCTAAAGCCAAATTTCCAAATATGATTACAAATGCAGCTACGTTTGAAGAAACTACTAAAATTCTAAAAAACAGAAGCGTAATTGCTGAGTCTTTAGGTGGTGTAGTTGAACTTCAAGCAATTAATACTATTGAAGCTCGTCCTACTGAAAATTGGGAAGATAAATTTGCTACTTTCTTAGCTGAAGAAGCTAAAGCTGTAGAGAAAAAAGCTACTAAAGAGGTAGAAGAAGCAGAAACTGCTGCCTACGATTATACCGATGTAAAATCACTTGATAACCAAATTGGATCAGAAGTTCAAGGTGGTATTTATTTTGAAGCTAAACAAAACCCAGATAAAACAATTGAAGAGATTAAAGAAATCGTAGCTAAAAATTTAGCTAAGGATCAATTGCATTATAAGAAAAACGCTGCATTCGGAGTTGAAGGTCTTGGACTCGAAGAAATGAAAAGCGAAGAGGTATCTGGTAAACAT